TAGCATACTTATTAGCAGTCATTGTTACTAATCCAGAAGTAACATCGTTATATTGAGTGTTTCCTAATTGAGTAACGCTATCTGTTCTAGTCCAAGTAGAACCAGAATCAGCTGTAAAGTAAGTGGAGAAAGAACCAGAAACGTTTGTATCAAATCCAGTTGTATCAATTTCGGTGTTACCTATGTACCAAACTCCATTTGTTACCGCTAATTTACGAGAATCGCTCTCAGACAAGGTAGCACCAGAAGCCCAATCAAATCCATATTTCTTAACTAACCTATTATGTATTCTTCTATATCCGTTATAAATATTAGTACCAGATGAAACAATATCTACACCTGTTCCTTGCCTATAAGCTCTACCAATAGTAAATTGGTCATAGTCGTGTATGGTTGCTCTATCTATTGTTGCTAATACTTGCGGAGTTCCTGAATTATAATCTACATAGATGTAATTAAGAGCATTGTCTGTTAAAGAAACTGTTCCAGCTGCTAATTTAAAAAACTTTAATTCAGAACCAACACTATTGGCAATATGTATCATTCCCTGTAACTCTGCATAATCAACTGTTCCATTTGCTGGCGAGTGTGCAGTTAATAATCCTCCACTTATTTTACCAGATGATTGTGTTGTTGATAAAAAATCCTTTAAGCTGTCATAGCTAGGAGTTCCAATTCCATTGACTAAAATATCTCCGTCAATATTATTAGTTACGGTTAAATCAGTAGTCCAAAGTTTTGCTAGTCTATTAGTAGTGCTTCCAACTGTTTGAGGCGATGCTTGGTCTAAATAGACTAAATCAGAAATCTTTTTACCGCCATCTTTGATTATCTTTCCAGTTATACTGTCAAAAACTGCTATGTTATCTGCCGTAGCGCTAGCAGGACCAGTAACAGCTCCTATTATATTCTTTTGAACTATATTCCAATATATCCCGACTGTTGCCTGATCACCAGATACTGTTCCGTCTGTGTTACAAATTGCCATATCTCCAACCTCTACCTCAACACCACTAGCTCCTCCAATTTTACCTGCAACTGAAACAACATAAAGATGACCTGCATCGGCTGCAGAATAGTTTGGATTTGTAGAGCAGTCAATAACTCCCTTATAAACAAGAGCATTCGCATTGCCTAAGATATTATCAACATATCTTTTATTTGTTACTTGGTAGTCAGTTGTAGGGTCTGAACTAGGTGTTATAATAAAACTACCAAAAGTCTTAACTCCGTTGACTGTTTCGTTTCCTGTATTGTGAACGACAGCACTGTCATCTGCTTTTAATCCGAGAGCAGTTAGTCCTGCAAGTCCTCCCTCTGGTACTGCTAATCCATTTTTAAGAGTTTTAGAATTTGCACCGTCCCATTGAGGGATATAGTCTGTGGTGTTTGTTGCTGGTGCAATTACATCTCCACCCCCACTTTGCACATCAGCACTTAATACTCCATTTACGTCTATTGATAATCTTGTGCCTACTTTTATTCCTCCCAAAACAGTATCTGTTGCGGTGGGTAAAGTATAAGCGGTCGGGTTACTGTTAGTTATTACAAGTTTATTTTCGTTAGCCCCTGTACCCTCCGCTACGGATATTCCAGCACCTGCAATAATCTTGTCAGCAACATATCCTGCGGTGGGGTCTGTTGCGTCATATTTAACCTTTTCATCATCTCCAGTTCCTCCAGTTCCAAATTCCAATCCAGTTTCGTCTGCCTTAACTTTAACTACTTTTCCACTTTGTCCTGAATAACTTTGAGGAACGTCAAATAATTGATAAAAGTTTCTTGCAATACTTCCACCTCCTCCTCTTGGTTCTCGTGCCAATTTACTAATTTCTTCGTAATCATCAAGTCCACTAATAGCAGATTTATCAAGTCTTTCATCTCCCTCTAAAAGTTCTAATCCGTCCCTTATTCTTTCCCCTAATTGAGGTAATTCGTTCTCTATGTCTGTAATCACTGGCATTATCTTTTTACACTCGTTTAGGGCTAATTTTGAGGCTTCCTCCGCTATCTCGTCGCCAGTCTTTCCTTTTGGTATTGCCTTAATTCCTTTATCAATCAATCCTGTAATCTCTTTTTCGGTATGGACTTTTGGCTTGGCCACTACTCTGTCCCACTCAATAGGTTGGCGATCCATTTCCTCAATGGACATTTTAGCCTCTTGAATAGTTTGGCTAACTACTTGTTTGACTTCTTCTTCTGTCTGCTTAATATCAGATACTGCCTTTTCAGCATTACCTATAAAAGATAACATTTCAGCATTCGAAACTACTTGCCCCTCGTCAATAGCACTTTTAACAGAATTGTCTTGAACCTTTCTTTTAAGATATTCGTCGTAATTAAAACCTCTTTCGCCTAGAAAGTTGCTTGTAGCTTGTTCAAGTTTTAATTCAAATTCTGGAGTGGTAGTATCTACTCCTTTTTCAGTAGCGACCTTGGTTAAGTCTTTAATCAAGGCATCTACTACGATTTTAAGTTGTTTGTATTGTTGAATTGTCATTTTGGGGACAAATTACTTGATTGATTACTATTATAGCACTAAAGTTAAAATAATAAATATATGATTTTATACATAATAGCTTTATTACTATTATCACTATTAATTGGAATTGATAGAACTCTTTTTATTTTATTTATTCTATTATTACTATGGATACTTTTAACTTTCTGGTATCTATTTTTAATTTTGCTAATAATCTATTTTATATACTCTATTATAACTACTGGTTTTTAGTTTTCTTCCTTGCTCTTTCTAGTATTTTTTCTGGAGTATTAAAGTTTTTAGTCATTTTATTCCATAAATAATCTAATGATTTTGATATTACATCTCCACTTGATTTTGGAAGTTTTAATTCTTCTAAAAGACTTGCTTGTCTAGCATCTCCTGCGACCTCCATTGTATATTTTGCCATTGTTGCTTCATTAACTAAATCTATTCCGGTTTCTTTTTTTATTTCGTCAAATAATAATTTTGTGTTAGCATCAGACGGACTAAAAACTCTTTTCATTAAAGAACCTCCTCTCTCTCCTCCCTTACCTAGTTTTGTATTAAGTTCATTTCTTAATTTAAGTAATCTTGAATAATTATTACTTAAATCAGCATAATTTTGGTATGTTGAACCTTTTGAATATTCTTTTAGTGAATTATTAAGTTTTCCTACTTCTGACTTAATTAACCCCTCTAAACTTTTATTAATTGGCTCTGCTCCAACCGATTTTCTTTTATATAAAACTTCTTGCATTGCATCTATCGCATTGTCTATATTTACGAAAGAAGGATTTTCTTGTGTTCTTTTCAAAATTGTCATTACTTCGTTTAGTGATGCTATATCTTTGCTATTCATTGGTATTTTAGATACTTTCCCAGAAGTTTGTGCTATTGTTCCGTCTTTATAAACACTTAATCCTAAATTATTTACATTTTTTTTAATACTATTTATAGAATTATCTACTAACTCTTTAGCATTAAAAACATTTCCGAAACTTTTTTCTTGTTGTGCTATTTTTGAGGTAATTGATTGTTTATTTTTTCCTATTTCAGATATTTTATTATTTAAATCATCTAAAGCATTTTTAGCTGATTGACCAGCAATTTCAAGTGGAGTAGGATTTTTATAACTTTCCGATGCTTTAATGGCAGATTGTGCATATTTATCAAAAGTATTAGTATCTATTTCTTTTAATGCAGACTCAACTTGTTTAGGAATTGGTTTTTTTGCTATTTTTTCAAAAATATTTGTACCCTCCTCTATTCCTAGTTTTCCGACATCAGTAATATCTCCAGCCAAACTTCCTACCTCTTTTTTTATAACATTTAATCCTTTTTCAGCTCCAGCAATTACTTTCGGTTCTACTTTTGCACCTCCTAATAATGTTGCTGTATTAAAAACATCTTCTAATCCTATTTTTATCTCTTGTTTTAATTCTGGCGTCATACCAGCGATACTATCCAAAGAAGTGTCAATTCCAGTATTGATTTTAGTTGCAAAATCTCCAATAGTGCTTTTTACTTCTTCTGGTAAAAATGGACTAATGGCAGAACCGATTATATCTCCAGCACCACCAGCAACCTGTCCAGCTATTCTTCCAGCAGTTCTCGCTCCAGATAATCCATAACTCAATGGAGTTCCTCCAGCTTCTTCTGCTATCTTTTGAGTTCCCTGAACATCAGAAATAACAGTTTCTGCCCTTTTTCCTAATGCACTTGTAGCAGTTTGAGGTACTTCTGTTAATTTTTGCCAAAAGTTCTTACTAATAGGTTTAGTAGTTATAGGTTTTGTTTTTTTCCAATTTTGAAAATCTTGTTCTAATGACATAATTTTATCCTAAATTTGATAATACTTTTTTAACATAAGCAGGAGTATCATATGAAACTCCTAAAGAGTTTACACCTTTCCAATTCTTCCAAGCATCTGGCCTTCCTTCTCCTGCGTTCCACATTGAAGCAATTTGTTTTGCATCATAACCTTTATCTAGCCATTGTTGAACCTTAAATTGAGCTACCTTATCTTGATTTTCTGGTGTTTGTTTCGAAACTGATTGCCCTGTTGCGATTGCATATTCTCTTGCATATTTTTTCCAAGTTTCTGGCATAAATTGATAAGCTCCAGTTTCTCCACTTTCTCCTTTAGCACTATAGTTTCCTCTGCTCTCTGTTTTTTTAATAGCATCAACTATCTCTGAAGCTGTAGGTGTTCCGCTTCCACCACTAATATTTCCCGATTTTAGAAAGTCTAATACTTCGCTTGGTTTTTGTTTTTCAAAAAGACTTCTTATTTCTTTTTCTGTATATCCTGTTGATTTTCCAAGTTTTAATGCACTATCTTTTGTTAAATAATCTTTTATTTTGTTTAATTCTTTAGTAAAAGCTTCTTCACTAACATCATAATAAATATCTCCTAATGCTCCTATTTTTTTCCAAGTTCCTATTTTTGAAGCTGACTGTGCTAATACCTTTAATTCTCCCTCTGATAATGCTCCAAAAGTTGCTCCCTTTGCTTTTGCATCAATTAAGTTTTGAAGTGTCATACCTTGAACAAGTTGTTCTACTCCTGCAACAAATTCTTGCTGTTTTCCAGTAAAAATATTAGAAATATTAAATCTTCCTAATGGATTAGATCCAACTGCTCCTCTCATTGCTCCGAAAGGTTTATCTTCTTCTAGCAAAGAGTTAATTTCAGATATTTTTGTTTCGTTATCAGCTATAACTGCTTGTGCTTGAGATGATAATCCTGCTGTTTCGTCCATATACTTTCCAGTATTTTTATTAAACATTCTTCCGTCTTTAGTTTCTATCCAATTGTCTTTTGTTGTTGGTTCTACTATCCAAGTGTTAGTCGATAAATCAAATAAACCTCCGTCTACTTCTTTGATATTTTTGTATTCTTGTTGTGTTGTCTTGATTTGTCTTTGTAAGTTGTATAAATCTTGTTCGTATGTAGCACTACTAGGATTAAGTTTTGTTATTTCAGCCGCTATATCTGCCTGTCCACTTTCAAGAGCTTTATTAGAAAGTTCTTTTTGAGTAGTTACTGCTATTTTATATAACTCAAAGTTCCTATCATCTTCTTTCTGCTGTGCGTCAATCTTTGCTTTTTCTTTTGCTGTCGCGTACTCGTAAACCTTATCCCTTAAATCCTTATTGTAGTTGTAGGTATTCTCTGCGTCTTTGGTTTTTAAGTTGAAAACAGTTGCTAATCTGTCCTGTGCTAGCTTTAAGTTATTTTGTGCTGTAGTTACATCTCCTTGAGCAGCGGAAACTTTAGCCTGTGCTGTTAAGATTTGAGCTTGTAATGGTAATGCCTCAATCGCTGCCTGACGATTAACTTCTTGCTGTTGTTTGTTAAGATAGCTAGCGGTTACATCTCCTAGTTGTCCAGTTGCTCCCTCTAATTGTAGATTTTGTTTAGTTGCTTTTGCTGTAATTCCTTGTAATTGAGCATTTAATAAATCAAGTTCTTTTTGTGCTTGTGTAGCAATATTTTGCCTACTAGCAACTTCTTGTCCTATTCCTGCTACCCCTGTATCGTTATATGCACTTGCGTATTGCTCGGCTGTACTTGTTGGAGAAGTTGCACCACTTAAATACTTTTCAAATAACAAATCGGCAGATGACTTCTCTGGCTCTTTTTTTGTTCCAGCACCTATAATCGCATTACCACTATCTGTTAATCCTTGGTAATCTGTTGTATCTGTTGGATAAGTTGGTAGATTAACAGGTTTTTGAGTTGATAAATTACTAGCAATAATTGCTTGCTGGTCTTGTGGTAGTGTGCTGACATTAGCTGCAATTTGCTTGTTAGCAATTCCTACCTGTTCAGGAGTTAATGTTCCTGCTTGTTGCCTTTTATTAACTTCTGCTTGTAAATTTGTTAATTCTTGTGTTGTTGGCATATTTTTATGGTGCTACATAATTATAAAAAGAAGTTCCAAGTATTTGTTGATGTGTCGAAAAAACATATCTTCATTGTTCCGCTATCGTTCCATAGTTTAATCTGGCCTTGAAATCGTGTTGGTATTTCTGTTGGCTGTGATGTTACTGTTTCAAACATACTAAAAATATTACGCAGCTCTGTTCTTTCTACTGGATTTAAATTTTCCTCTGTTTCTAATATTTCGTTTTTGTATTTGTCTGTCATACTTTTTGTGAATAGTCATCGATTGGTATTCCATATACCGAAACTCTTTCTACAACTACATTTCCTACTGTGTTTACATCTACGTAAAGTTCTTCAAATTCTCTAACGTATGGGTTAGCTGTTTTTGGGTCAAACGTAATTGTCTTTTTCGCTCCGATAGCTGTGTAAGTCTTAGATGTATTAGCCATTACTAAATTACCCTCTCCATCATATACTGTTATGTTTATTTCCTGTCCTGCAATTAGTTTACTTTTCAATACAACCTTTAAAGAAGAGAAATTAAATGGTTGAGGTAATGTTGTCGTTGCATTCCTAAATGATGCGTTTGCTCTTGTTGTTCCAGAATTATGAATATAAACCTTTGGTACGTTTGTACCTGCATCTACCGAAGCTACAAATTGAGTACCGCAACAAGTTAAAGCTGTATGGATATTATCTGATGCGTCTGTAATAAAAGGTTGAAATAATATTGCAACACCTATTTTTGAACCATAAGCATAAATATCAGAACCAAATCCTGATGGAGTTGCAGCCCAATAAAGAATATTTCCTTGTACTGAAACTTGACTCTGGTCTGTCGGTAATCTTTGAGTTGTTAAAGGATAGACTAATTTTGGAGCAGTTGCAGAATTACAAACCCATATACCAGATGCACCTAAAATAACAACTCTTCCGTTTACATATCTTGCACTTATAAGATAAGAGTCTGGTATTTCGAAAATAACATCAGCCTTGCTCTTTATTCCGTCCCAGAAGAAAACTTTACAGATAGATGTTGTTAAGGTTGACTTAGTTCCGTTATTATCGGCTATTATAATGTTATAAGTTTCGTCCTTAGTAATATCTCTAGGAATTAAGTTAGTATCTGTAAATTGAAAAGCATTATTTATGTTTCCTGATGTTCCAGTAGCTAAAACTATCTTACCAATCGCTCCGCTTGAAATAGCTGTATAATAAAGTCCTTCGTCAACTCCTACACAAAAAGCTATTGAATTATAATCTGCTCCATTATTTGCAGAATTAAGAATAGCAACATCACTTGAACCATTAGGCAATACGCTCCTCAAAGAAATACCAGCTTTTTGCGAATAAATTATATATCCCTTATAAATAGTAATACCATTATGAGTAGTTGCTCCTGTCGGTATATTTGCATCAATGTTTGATGATAAGTCAGTTACAGTCTGGTCAGACATCTGTATCTTGTAAAAACACTTTTCCCCAGTTCCACCTCTATCTCCAAGTGCATAAACATATCTATCGCTAGAAATTAAATGATTAACTCTTGTGGTTATTGTATCTCCGTCAACTTGCACAGGAGCGAGTGAGGGTTGAAAATATCCCATTGTTTCAAACGGATCAAAATTAGTAGCTCTTTGAAACAATCCTCCCATAGCGAAATCTGGCTGGATTGATAATCCTTTTATAAAATCCTGTCCTTTTATTTCAAGTATTTTTGTTGGATTTGCCATAGTTTTACCAAGGGGTATCAATTTTTTTAATACTAATAATTTCTTGTATTGCTGATGCTCCATTAGTTATTGAATATCCTTGAAATATATAACTTTTACCAGTTGATACTGGTACTGCTAATCCATTTGTTATCTCTCCTGCTCCTAATACATTTATTTGACTTGAAACTGTGCCAGGTGTTAGTGCTGTATATATAAATTCTGGTATAGTATATTTTCTGCTATTTTTTAAATTATATCTCGTTGCTCCATATCCTGTTAATATAAATGTATTGAAGGTTTGAGCCTCAGCTTGTAATACTGATTCTCCAGTAGTGTAATCTGAAACATAAGTCAATGTTCCACCAGATACAGAATATTTACCAAATGAATTATAATTACTTCCTGTAATGTGGGCTACATATATATAAGTACCGTCAGTATACATATGTATTCCGTCATTAACACTTCTTGAACCTCCACTAAAACTAATATCACCAACAGCACTCCACGCAGTTCCATTAAAAGTACTATATTTATATTCGGAAGCAACATTGTTTTGAGTCCAAGATGCATATACTGTATTTCCTACTAATATTATCCCATTATAACAAGTAAAATTAGTTGAAACAATAAAGTTAGTAGTAGCTATAATTTTTATTTCTCCAGATGATGTAATTTGACAAGCGTGAACATATAAAACAGTACCAGTAGTTCCAACGCCCTGTACTACATAGAAATATCCTGAATTAGGAGCAATATCTTCTGATGTTAAAACAGTTACAATGGGATAACTACCAGTAATACCAGAAGAAAATATCCTAATATAATCTGAGTCTAAACCAGAAAATGTTTCAAATGTCGGTAATGCTCCTGCTCCGTTAGATGTTAATACTTGTCCTGATGTTCCAACGGAAGCAATGCTTTGCAATGCTCCTGTTCCAGTCATTCCTCCACAAATAACTGCATAGGCTGTTTGAGATGTTGCCCCTGTTCCTCCCTGTGCGACTGTTACTGCCGCATTAGTTGTTAGAATTGTTGCGTTAGCATCTGGTAAGGTATAAGTCTTTTCAGATGTTGTAGCTCCTGTAAACTTCGTAAATCCATTTCCAGTTCCTCCGTTAGCACTTCCTATAATTCCTGTTATTCCAGTTGTAGCAGGTAATCCTGTACAGTTTGTTAATACACCACTGGCAGGAGTTCCTAGTATTGGTGTAACTAATGTCGGAGATGTTAATGTCTTATTAGTTAGTGTTTTCGCACTAGCAGATAAATAGTTATCTAAATTATCAAGAGTGATAGCTTTTGCTCTATTATTATCAGATATATCTCCGAAAATAAACAAATCTCCACTTGCTATTGTTGCATTGGTTAATATTTCTAATTCTCCTGCATTTTTATTTGCTGTATATGCCATAATTAGTGTTTAGTTTCTAAACTATAATTAGTTGTTTGTGGCTGTAATAATAACTTATCTTCGTTATCTATAAGAAAGAAAAATGTATCGTCTATCATAAAGAATAACTGATTTGATTGTTCTTCATTGCTGGAAGTATTGGTGTTTTTAGTCGGTGCTGTGTATCCGTTTGTTGATTTTGTTGGATATGCCATAATTAGTGATTGTCTTGCGACATTGGAGTTAATCTTCTTTTTACATCATCATTTCTTAATGCGTAATCTGCCTGTAAAAGCTTTAATCTATTTTCGTATATATTTGAGTAGCTTATAGCTAATTGTGTGTTTAATGGCATTAAATAGACGCTAGAATAGTCGTAAGCTAGTAAATCGTGATAAGTATCAATAAATCCAGGCTGTTGTGTTGTAGAGGCTGTTGTGAACTCTACAATTGACCTCTGAAATGTTATTACAAGTCCCTCTGTTGTTGTTACTCCACTTGGAAACTCTTTAAACCTAATACTATTTCCTATTAAGTTGTATTTTGTTGGGAAGCCAGATGTTGATAGTTCTTCTTCATCGCTATCCATTAACTCGACTGTGTGTAAATTACCAGAAGTATCTTTTACTTGAATTTTGTTTACTCTCCATAGTGTTGAAGCATTTCCTCCTGATACTGCTGATGGTAGTGTATAATCTCTTTTTGTAATATCTAAATCAATTGCAGCAATAGGAAAATTAATGTAATTTGAGTCATCAAATTTCCATCTTTTGTCGGCACGAAGTATAGCCATTCCGACTTTCTTATCTGCTTGGTTTATTCCTGCTGTTGCCTTTAAGAAAAGAGTTGAGTCGTTTGTAATTCCTCCGTCCCCTAATTTGCATAAATCCTCGCACATTTGGATTATTCCATTTTTGTTCACTGTGTCTGAAAAAACCATATTGTTGTTTTAATAATCTTAATTGGAAACAGGTTTTATCCTGTTCCTTATAAAACTACTAATTATTAGATGTTGGGTGTGCATTAATGTAATAAGGTGTTGCACCAATCATTATGGCTATTTTAGCACCATTACCACTTGCTACTGTTCCAGAAACTACAACTGCTGTATTAGCGGCTGCAAAGTTCAAGAAATTAGTAAAATCACCAGCATATCTATGAGCAGATACCACTGTTGCACCTGAATCAACTACTAAAGCTTGAATTGCATCAAGACTAGTAACATCAGGATAAACTTCAATCATCTGTCCATCGAACTGTCCTGTAACTGTTGCCGCACCAGTAACGTGAATGTGTTGTCCATTAATTGTTGAAGCAGTGAAGTTATCAGTTCCTACATTGATTTTAGGAGAAGATGCTGACATCGCTGTGATAGCACCTGTTCCAGCATGACTAGCCCAAGGTTGTGAAGCATATATTTCTTTTGCAACACCTGCTAAGACATAAGCTCTAGGAGCATCTGCTACTAATGTAAGTCCCGAATCTCCGTCTCCACTAACTGCAACCTTTGTATATCTACCAATTAGGTCATCACAATCTCCAGCACCTGCTGAATGTAAGATATTAATTGTATCTCCAATAACTGTTGCCCCTGGATTTGCATTAAGAGTTCTGGGTGTTGCTATTGTTCCTATTAAATTAATCGAAGGAATACCGCTGGTAACATCTCCGCCTAATGTTGCAAATCCTGCGGCTGTTACTATTCCTCCGAATGTTGGATTTAAACCATTTGGAACTGCCATTTTATTTTTTACTTAATTTTAGTAATAATTCAGCTTCTTTTTGAGCATACTTTACAGGATTTTGAACCTTGTAAATTTCAATTAGTTGTCTGAATTTTTCCTTTTCTTTCGAGTCTGGCACTTCGACTGGTGCGACTTCTACGTTGGAAATATAACCTGGAGTTTCTACTTCCGTTAGTTCTTCCTGTGGTACTTGTCCATTTTCTACTGGTTTTTCTATTGGAGTTTTTACTTCGGGAGTTTCCTGTCCAGTTGATACTGGAGTTTCTACAACTTCATTTTTAGTATCAACAGTATTTTCTTGTGTTTCGTTTTGTTTTGGTTTTGCCATAATATTTGTTTTATTCCTTTTAGGGGGAGTTTGAGATAGACGGTGGAATCTACCCCAAACCCCCCTTGAAAGGAGGGTTAATAACTAAGCTAAGGTAATATCAACGATAAGTGCAGCCTTTGTTGCCCAAACCTTAAATCCAATTTGAGCGTCATAACTAACTTCCATACCTGTTTTACCTGTAACACCTTTTTCTTCCCAGTTTCCACCTCTAGGGCAAGCATAAGTTGTTACACCCTTAACTCCGAACACTCTGTGTCCACTATTTGTCCAAGTTTTAGTACCTGAAGCAGTAGTGGTTGTTGCATCAACGAAAGTTCCTGAAGCGACTACATAGATTTCTACACCCATATAATTACTCATAAAACCATTCTTCAATGCAGCATCTGCGAAGTTAAAACCATTAGTTGCCTGTGCCTGAATAAATCCAGGAACATCTGTACTTTCAATGACCAAGAACAATCCTCTATAAACATCAGCATAGCCTGCTACCTTACTCAAAAGGTTAGACATAATTACATTGATATTAGCGGCGGTTGTAAATCCACCAGTTGGGGTTGAATAAGTACCTGTTCCGTCTTCACATAAACAGTTGATTACCCATTTATCAATAGCTGTTTTAATCGAGTTATTGATTTCGTCTTGTCTGTTTGCGAACAAATCAAATCTTGAAAGTAATTTTTCAAAATTATAGATGTGTTCTCCGATTACTACCTCATCGGCTACTGTTAATGTGTCGTCAGTAGTTGTGAATGCAGCAGGTGTGTATGTTCCAGCGATTGCCTGAACGACTGCTGCTGGTTGTGATCCGTAAGGATTCTGGATAGTCTTACTATCGCTTCTATCTACCTCACAAATCTTTTCTGCTACTAATGCAACTCTCAATAATGAATCAAGAGATGCTAAACGATATTTGTCTCTGTATGTTTTTGAATCAATTGTATTTGCTGACATTTTTTTAGTTAGACAAATACCTTACCACCATATCTTACTTGCCCTTTAATTTAATATTCATTCTAGCTCGTGCTAATTCTTCAGGATTGTCTGGTAACTTTCCTTTATTAGCATCGTCTAAAATTGTTTCGTCAGATACTTTGGTTGAGCCTCGCTTTGTTGTTGTAATATTAGTTGCGTCGGCTACATTCCTTTTTTCTTCTCTGACTTTTAAAACAGCTTTTAATTCGTCATTTTTGATAGCTTCTGTAATAGAAATACCCTCATTTTTAGCGAATTTTTTAACTGTTTCTATATCTTCATCTGATATGTTCCCTCTAATTAGAGCGATAGTATCAGCTGATGATAATTCTTCCTTAGCTCCTGCCTCTTTAGCCTTTTTAGCTTCTTGTTCGGCTTTTTCAGCCCTTATCTTCTGATTAGTAGCAATTTCATCTGCTTTCTTTTTAGCTTCCGCCATAGATGCAAATTCTTGCTTAACTAATTCTGATTTCTTCTCACTAATTAGACGATTAGATTCTTCTTCTTCTAACCCCTCTAATGATGTTTGAAATTCAGTATCTGCGTCAATCTTGTCTTGGATTAAAGTGTCCAAATCACTATTGTTTTCGTTTGCCATAGAATTGATTTTTAAGGAGGCAAAGCACCTCCAATTTATTAAGTTCGCTTTTGATTAGGTACGATAACCGAAACATTACTTATTTGAATTTTTCTTTAATCTTTCTACTGTTTCCTCAACTGTTTCTTCTTTTTGTCCAGCGAGTATCAATAGTTGATTAAGATTTGATTCCGTATAACCTACAATTTTATTTCTTGCGATTATATCTGCGATTGCATTATCTTGATTCTTCCCCTCTAAAATAGAGAAGTCTTCAAACTTTATTTTCTCATCATTTTTTCCTCTTAATGATTGTAATTGCTGTTTGAAGTATTTAATCATTCTGTCTTGAGACGATATCTGTATCAATGCCTCATCGTTAGACTTATTTTCAATGTTAATCATCATAAATAAGTCGACATTCTGGTTAAAAGGTAAATCTCCGTCTAGTTCTGGCAATAATGTCTTGCTAACTACATTAAAGATGTCATCTTGCTTAAATACCAATAACATTGCTAATTCTGAACCGCTCAATGTCATTTGTAGCATTACTTTTCTAATTGCCATTAAAAGTTCGTAATTATCTGCAAAAGTTCTTTTGATAAGGGCTAATTCCTCATCACTGTACCTCATTGTTTGTATTTTTTTTCCCACCATTTTATTTCTTTTTTACTCCTGCTTTGCTTAATGCAATAGCTAGGATTTGTTTATTACTTCTAGGCTTTCCGCCCGATCCTCTTTCTTTTCCTTTTTTCTTATTATCTGCCTTTAACTCGGAAATGTTTTTACCAATATTTTTCTTTCCTTTTAAAAGTGGCATATTTATATTGCTTTATAAAAGATTGTTATTATTCCAGTTGACGATGCATTCGGACTAACTGTTATGTTTGTTGTAAATTTTGCCCCATAACAATTCATATTAGTTCCTGCGGCGGTACTGGCTGGAAGTGTTATTTTAGTAGTTGTATTGTCTTTAATTGCGACAGTGTGAGCCGACATCACTACATCTACGAAAATACCCAATAGAATTGCTGGAACTGCTGAAACTACTGTGTCAGCATCAGTAGACAAATCTATTACTGCCATACTTACTCCGTCTGGAGCAGTCAATAATGCTCCATTTCCGTCTATATTAAATACGTTTGCTTCTTGTTTTGCCATATATTTATGCAATTGGTTGAGCCATTTGAGGCTGAACTGGTTGATTTTTTATTGTTGATAATTCCATTTCGCTAACTTCTCCTGTGGCATTTAATATCTTGTTGACTATTAGTTTACCAGTTGGAGTTTGTAATGCTTGTGCTGTTACTGGATTAGCGGCTACTGTTAAGAGTGAGTTAAGAGTTGTTAAGGCTTCTGCTCGGTTACTATTCTCTGGGGTAATTTCTACCTCTGCCTCCCATTCGTAATTCTTAAAAATATCTTTCCAAGTCTTGTCTGGCTCTTCCGAGGGCTTTAAAAACCTTTGTCCTCCCATATCGTTTAATTCTCCCTGAACATTCGCTGTTTCTTCTGTCATTATTTGCTGTTGAGTGTCAATATTTGGCATCTCTGCACCGTTCTCTCCTGCTCTAATGACTTCTTGTACTAATCTTCTGTTTGTTCTTCGTACAGGCTCATTCTTCAAATATATTTCATCAATTCTGTCTATTCCGTAGGTATCAAGAGTTGCAACTATTTCGTCAGTTGTATCAAGTTGAGTTTTTACATAAGGAATAATAAACTTTCTCATCATCTGTTCCAATGCTAATCCTTTGTTTTGTTTCATTATTTCGAACAAAGAGTGGTTTTCCTGTAATAATTGTTCTGTTTGCCTGTAAGGAGTGCCAGAGGGCGGTGTAATTCCTAACATTGACTCACTTATTCCGTTTATCTCATTTCCTAACTGTTTCCATTGAGTAGCATAATTTTGCAGAGAAGTAATATCGTGAGAATTGTTAGCAATTTGTGTTAAAGGCTGATTTAATGCGTGTATCATTATATCTCCCTGCTCGATAGCAGTTAATGCATTCTGTCCGATAAAATTTCCGTCTGATGTTTGGAATATAAGTTTTGATGCAAGGTCTAACTGGTCTTTAATTGATTTTGTTGTGTGATTCATAATCCACTGACTTTGGAATAATCCTTTTACTGCACCAGTTGAAAGTGTATATCCGTCAGTCTTAATAAGATGAGTTATCATATAAGGGTCTTTGTCTTCTCTACCCTTAACTAAAACATAGTCATCAAATCTTCCCTTTTCTTTACTTTCTACAAAAGAAATAACTTGCATTTGTTGAACATTTTCGTCTTCATCTTTTGGATTGCCAGTTAAAAAAGACAATGGCATCTCTCCGTGTATTTCGTATAATTTGATATATCCGTCAAGATTATCCTTTTTCTGTCCGTCTGATAATTCCCTGTCTGATACTGCATTAACAAGCAATTTTACCATTTCCTTGTCGTATCCTTTCTTTTTTTTCAATTGTGCTGGTGTTAATTCCAATAATTCAATCTTTGGATTATTTTCAAAATCTATTGCATCAACAATTATTCTATTCCAAGGAATAGGCATACTATAAAGTTCTCCGTTCTGTTCTACGTGCTTTGATACGTATGAACCATACCTTGCAAGTCCTAATCCCCAATCATTCAAGAACTGTCCGAAGTTATCTTTCTTCATATATTCTTGAACTTTTGCATTTGCTAAAAATGATGTTATTACATCTCCTCTTTTAGTTGCTTTAAGTCTAATGTTCTTTCTGTCTATGTCAGTAGCTCTGAACCATATATTAGCAGCCGCAATAACAATATTGAAAAAAGGTTTTTCTCTACCTAATGAGTCAAACTCTCCTGATATATGTTTAGAGTTTAAATAAGCATCAATCGTGTTCAATTCATCATACATATTTAGATTTACAAATTTAGACATCAAAGTACCAGTTCCATTTACGAAATTGGTTTCTAATTTTCTAACTAATGAACCGATGTCTGAATTAGTTTGTACTTCCATATAAATAAAAAGAGACAAAACATATAGTTTTGCCCCCAGTCTTTCTGATTGGCTTATTTACTTTATTTAATTATATTCTCTTTTGGCTTGTTGTCAAGAATTATCTTTTGACTGCGATGTACTATAAAATAATTAGCTTTTCCTGATTGGTCTTTAGTAATTTCAATCTTCTCAAAAGGTTTCAGTTCTCGGAGTATCTCTATTATTATTTTTTCGTTTTCAGTTAATTCCATTACTTGCTAGAATTAAGATTATTATTAGCACGATTACGCATAAATATTTCTTTCTGTTTAGCCAGAACCTCTCCTACATCTCCCTCTTGTAATGCTTCACGTTTAAGTTCAAACCAAGCCCTATAAATAAGCGTATCTCCAATATCAGGACTTCTTCCTAATTCTTCTTTGACTTGCTCTTTTGGCTTAATTTGTAATTTTCTATCGCTATCAATGTCTTTCTGTCGTAGTAGTGCCGATAATTCTTCAATGACTTGCTCTCGGTAATCTGGTACTTTAAACGATATTTTATGCTCGTTTATCAATTCAGCCAATTTAAAAGCACATTGAGTTTTAAGGTTTGTATAATTAGTCTTAATGTTAAAACCATTATTTACTTTGCTCAATCTTCCTCTAATTTGGCTTGCTGTTGGCAATGGACTTGAATTAGCAGTAAATCCTCTAACACCTAAACAATGGTCAACAACACCTCCACCTATTCCGTCCTCATCAATCATTATGTTTGAATATGGTATTCGTTCGGCACTAGCAAAATCTTTTACTTGTTGCTCGGTAATATTAGTTGCTTGTTTTTGAAACTTCTCTATTCTATAAAGTTCTAGTCCATTCCAGAAACTAAAGACTGTACTATCTCGTCCTTGTCTTGCTACGTCAACGATTAAATATTTCTGTCCGTCTTTCGTTATTGTATTACTGAAAGCATCTGATAAAGCATCAAAGCTAATAAGTGAGTCTTGATCTTCATCATAGTCCCAGTTTCCCTCCCATAGTCTTTGTCGTCTTACTGTGTTCTTTTCGTTTCGTAGTGTTTCAATGTAGTCTTCTGGTAAATAAACATTATCGGTTGAGAATGCCTGGATATATTGTTTTTGTATTGGAAGCCTATTTTCTTTAAATGGATCAACAAACTCTCTTTTAAGCCAACCTTTCTTCGGGTTAGCAGTCAATAGTTGTTTCTTCTTTAATCCGTATGTATCGTTCTTCCACCTGCCAGTTGCTAGCCATAAGTTAGATTTTGCGTTCTCGGCTACTTCTCCAGCTTCTTCTATCCAACCTCTGGTCATTTGCATACTTCCAAATCTTTCAAATAGTGGGTCGCTAGGTTCTTCTTTACAACTTATAAGAAATACCTTTGAACCATTGTATAAGTCAAATACATTATCCTGTCCGTTGAACTTTGCGTATTCTTCCAGTTTAATGCCCCAATTAGCAAAAACTTCGTAAATAGTTGGTATAGTGAATTTACGAAGGTCAATTAGTTCCTTTCTTGCTATGTAGTAATGAGTTTCTGGATATATAAGAGCATCTCCAAATATAAGAGTAGCACCTAAAAAAGATTTACCTCCTCCTTTCGCTCCTCCATAAAGTATCTGTTCTGTAATGTTATCAATCCAGTATTCGGAAGCTAAAAGCTGTTTATCATTCTTTGTGTTGAATTGAAGTATCATCTTTGTTTATGGTCATTCCTGTTATTTGACTTACTTCTATTGCTTTCCCGTCCTTGCCTGTTAGTTCTGTTCTTTCTGAATAGTCATCTTTGCCCAAAGTCTTTCTGATAAATTCTGACTCTTTTTGTTTTATTCTTAATAGTTCAGCATCAACCTTTCCATTAACATTGTGCAACATATCTAGTATTTCTTCTGATAGCTTCTCGGCTTTCTTTGTCATTCTTTCTTTTTTCCACGATATTAAGTTTTTCCTGAAATCCTTGTAATCTTTATTAACCCAAGTATCCCAAGTATTATCTGGGATTTCAAGTGTTTCTTGTATTACCTTATATTTGACATCATCTAAAACTAATGTTCTAATTTTCAAGGTAAGTTCCTCTGTTAAATCTGTTGGTCTTGCCATACTTATCTCTTTTTACGTTTTACTTTCTTCTTCATTTCCTCATTATCATTAATCATCTTACTAGCCTCATAAGTAAAATATTCTACTAAATAAGCAAATACTTCATTTGCTGTTTCGTCAGAGATATCCATTCCGCTTCTTTCCATTGCTGTTCTTACAAAATGACATATCTCGTGTACTAATACGCATTGATTTCTTAGTTTCCATTCTTCTGATTCAATCCATATACAATGTGTATCTACTCCGTCCTCTGTATTAGTTAAAAAGTATGTTCCTAGATAACTTCTTCCGTCGTCTTTTAATGGACTGTAACCTCCTTTTCCCAACAATACGTTTAATTCCTTTATGTTATATCCAATAAATAGGTTAAGGTTAATTTTTAGTCCTTTTTCTTCTATAAAAAATTGTTTCATAATTTTCTTATTGATAGCAACCGATTAAGATTGCTACTGATAAAAATATTATTTCTTTGGTGGTTTCTTTTTTCCTCCCTTTTTTGTTCCACAAGGCATAGTTTTAGTTTATTAGATTTTTAATAATATTCATTTGCTGAACAGTAATGTTGTCGGGAATAATATCTTGATCCATTTTAAAAAACTCTACCGTACTCTCTTCCTCTAAAAGTTTATTGTAGTCTTCTTCTTGTTTCTTCCTTGCGTCTAAAACTTCCTTGTATTCCTTTCCTAACTTTGCTAACTCTTCGTTAAAGGCTTTTTCATCTTCAAAAACGTATCTACTTACTCCATTGCCGATTGGTATCATCATTGCTTTACCGCTTTCGTCTTTCTTTGATAGTTCTTCGCACAATGCAATTCTTTTCTTCTCGTATTCCTCGTATTCTGGTGTTGATTTTAACCCCTCTGATAAGTGCTTTGCTTCTCTTGTAGCAATATCTTGATTTTTAGCGATTGCATAAGCGAATTTTGCACCTGTTAGATTACCGAGTATTGGTAATTCATTGGCTAGTGTGATGATTTCGTTATTCTTCATACAAACTTTTTAATTTATCCTTTGTTATTTTTTCCTTTTTAAGGATTGAGAAATGTCTTTTACCTCGATTATTGTTTTGCATTCCTTTTTTAGTCCGATGCTCTCTGTGAGGTATTTGTCCGCTATACTTTACGAATCTTGCTATCCTCGTCATTTATTTTAATTTCTTTTCCCCAGCTTTCTAATGGTTTTTCGCCCTGGACTGTTTCTTTCTTATCGTTCTTCTTAGGTTTATTGATTCGGTCAATGTCTCGTTCTTGCATTTATAGAAAACTTATAGTTATTAACTTAATTATACCACTATTTATTTGATTTGCAAGACTAAAAAATACATTCCAATATCATAAATAAAATAACAAATCCCCACATTATATTTCCTAACAAATAATTTCCCCTAATAAAAAATACAATCTCGAGAATAAGGGAGATAAACTGTAAAATTAAAAATATCATCTTATTTAAAACTTAATTTACTTATAACTACCCCCAGCATATCCACTACGTTCTTACTAAACTGCTTAAATGCCTTGTCTAAGGCGTTTAAGTTTACTTCTAGTAGTGATTGTCGTTCCTCTAACTTCTCCACTCTCTGCTCGCATTTTGTGGCTCTTTGCTCTAATTGTCCTATGCGGTCGTACATTCCAATTACTTCTTTGTCGGATATGGCAAAGGTTGTAAAAGGGATTAGACAGAATAGGAGTGTGATTATTAGTTTTTTCATTTTTCTTTACAAATTAAATTTATTATACCTAACTCGCATCCCTCCATATCGTCTATTGCAATATCTGGATTTATTGAATGTGTTTTAATTCCCATTGGGTCTTCTTGAGTTACATTTTTAGATGCGTACTTGTGAACATATTGAGAAATACCGATTGCCTGCGATACTTGGCGAGCATATAACTCACCTCCACCAGACCAAACCATAATTTCAACATTCTTGAATTGTGATAAGATTACAAGCAAAGCTCTTATATTCTCGTTTGGAGTAGGGTTTGGAGTGTCGTGATATCCACTTCTCAATGTCCCGTCTACATCAAAAGCTATTAGTATTTTTTCCATAGTTTTGTTCACTTTTAATTAACTCTTCCAACTTAATAATTAGCCACTCCTCAACATCAACCATATCTCCTTTTAGTAACGGAATATCTCCAATTTTCTTTTGTGTTTCCCATTCCCATACCCTATAAAACTTTTCTTTTCCCATAAAACAAAAACTATATTCCCCCATATCTGTTGTTATAATAGTATGAGGAACTCCACGATTAGATATTCTTATTTGTATTTTTTGAATCATAACTCTATGTAATTATTTCTTTAGCGATACACGTTATAAATATAACACCAAACATAACTGAACAAATGCTGCAAAAAATTAGTAATGGCTCGAATGATGCTAGAAACCCCATAATAATTGATAAAATAAGAAAAGATGTTGAGTCTTTAATTTTTGTGTTTTTCATAATTCTATATTCCACTTATCCTTTGCCTTGTTTATTATTTCTTGGCGACACTCGTTAAATGCATTATTATATTTTCGTTCTTCTTCAGTTTCAAACTCGGAAATCATTCTTAACTTCTCCGGCAACACCTCCTTTAGGGTTTCAATGCGGATTTTGGTTTCAAAAGATTCTATGAGCTGCTCCAATTTAAAACTGTCTCCTTCTTCTCCTATATTAAAAAGAGAATATATTTTAACCATTAAATCAATCTTAGGTTCATCTTTTTTGTAATTCTCTTCAAATTTTAATTCTTCTTTATTCATTTGTTTATTTTAATAATGTTTATTGAAGCATTATATCTTATCCCATTTTCTTCTCTACTAGTTTCTACTTTAACCAACCCACTAGAATTAAGCTCCTCAGTTATAAGATATTTTAATCTCTTTTCATTTTCTGTACTTATTCCTTTTGTACTAAGAGATGTTTCAATCATATAATCTGATACGAAAGAATTTACTGATA